GATGTTGAAAAAATTGAATGCCGTTAAATTACGAGCTTTTACACTGATTGAAATGAATGTAACTAAAACGCTCTATAATTTCCATAAAATAACGATAGTTTCACTAGTCACTCGAACCTTGCTTATCAAGGCGCGTGCTATGGCTTTCTGCTGCTCATAATCAAGCGTGAAGATATCCTTGGTGTCAAGCACCCGTCTAATATCTTTCTTGCGCTCTACGGTTTTAGCAGATTTGTCAGCGTCTAGCTCTTTTTCAAGAGCTGTTCTTTCTGCCATGAAGTCGCTTGACCTCTTTTGCAATTCTTCTAGTGAAATCCTATCGTCAATGTATAGATCATTAAGTCTGCTAATTTTAGCGGTCAGATTGTCAATCTGTTTCTGGTAGCTATCCCGGTCTATTGTCTCTTTGCCGGTGTTTGAAAATAGCTTGTCGATATAGTCTGAATCAGTTTGCAGTTTGCTGATTTCGGTCAAGACAAAGTGCTCGATATCATCTTTGAAGTAGAACCCAGAATCACACTTTGCATTGTTGTTATATACTGTCACGCCCTTGGTCTTCCGAGGGTGTCGCTGCTTACACTCGTATTTAACTAAGCGTGTGCCATCTTTCCGGATCATGCCTAGCTTGATAGCAAGCGGGGCTGAACAATAGCCGCACTGAGCAATACCGGAAAGCATGTATTTAGCTTGAAATGGTCTGGGATTGAATCGCTGGGCGGCTGTCCTTTGCCTTGTTTTGATTTCCTCTTGTGTCTTGTTAAAATCTTCCTCGGATATGATAGGCTCATGGGTGCCGGGGAATATCTGACCCTTGAATTGGTTATATCCACAATATACCGGATTCGACAGGATAACCCTAACTGTTCTATAGTTCCATTCTTTATCTTGCCCATATTGCTCATTTAGGGTGTCTCTGAGCTTGGTTATCGACATACCCGATAAATACCATTCGAACATCTTTCGGACGATTAAGGCTTGATATGGATTGACTGAGAGCGTGCCAGTCTCTTTGATGTAATCATAGCCATAAGATGTCTTTGCCCACTGCATAGATTTGCCAGACTTTGCCCGCCCTAATTTGCCTAGCTGCATCCGTTCCTTGATTTGTTCCCTTTCGAGCTGAGCAAACACGCTCAATAATCCAATCATTGCCTTACCGAATGGCGTTGAGGTGTCGAAGTTTTCGAGTAGGCTGACAAATTCTATATCATTTTCCAGAAATACATCTTCAATCAGATAGAGTGTATCTTTCTGACTGCGACTTAATCGGTCTAGCTTATACACCAGTACAGTATCAAACAGCTTTCTCTTTGCATCTCTTATTAGTTGCTCTAGTGCGGGGCGTTCCGTGTTAGAACCGGAGAAACCACCGTCTGTGTATATGTCATATATATTCCAGTCCTTTATCTCGCAGTAGCTTGTTAGCTTTGCTTTCTGCTCGTCAATTGAATAGCCCTCGTCAACCTGCGATGTGGTTGATACTCGGACATAGATAGCGACTTTATGTGTTGCCATTGTGTTTGTACCTCAATTCTGTTAAAATGGGTACAGAAAAAAGACTTGTAAGACTGCTCTCAGTTTACACGATTTTTTCTGTGATGCCGCTCTATAATCTAACTTTGGCGAGGGAGATTATAGGGCTTTTTTTATTGTGATAGTAATTTAGCTTTCTGTGCTTGGAATTCTTCCTCAGTGAGCACGCCGTTATCAACTAATGATTTCAGCTTAATCAATTCGTCAGCAATTAAATTCTGCGATAGCGGTTGACTGCTCTGGCTAACCTCTATCTGTGGTCTATACAGACTTTGTTTGTATGCTTCGGATGCACGTTTAATCTTGTCAGATAGAACTGGTACGGCGATTTTAGGGATGTTCTTGATATGCGCCCAAGATACCCCGTTCATCACCGAGATTTCACCTAAGAGAACCCCGCTTTTAGACGATACGCCATTGACCATATCGAGAGGAATTTCAGAAGTTTGGACACCGTAAATCATGCCTTTATCAACAAACATAATGCGTTTTTGAGTTAATACGATTAAGACAGTGTTGCCGTCATAAAATCCAGATGCGGCATATTGTATCACCTCGTCGTCTGATAGTAATTGCGGTAGGTAGTTAACCTCTTTTCGAGTGCCAAACATCTTAGGGACGCCCGCCTGCATTAATTGAGTTTGAACTGTTAATAAATTCATAATGTTACCTCATCATTTTTAGAAATTCGTTTTTTACAAAAGTCTCATCACAAATCGTGGTGAGATTATATTTTTCCATAAAGTGTAAGTAATTAAAATCATCAAGATTTTCATTTTTCAACAATTCATGGATCATATTCCTATTTGCCTGAACCTCATACTTTTCCCGTAGACGCTCATAGTCTTTGGAATTGTGCTCTAGGTGGCCCAGTTCGTGCAGAATGACCTTTAAACGAGTGTCTTGGTCTAAATCCCCATTGATATAAACAACCCTGTTTATAGGGTCGATAAACCCGTTTCGTGACCACTCGTTAGAGCTAAACTCACAAAGAGACACGTTGAACTGCTCAAGCAATTCACTTTCAGTCATATCCCCTCACTTTTCCTTGCTGCTCATATATCCCGCAATGATGCCACGGATAGCCCGCTTATCATCCTCGCTCAACGGTTTCCCGTCGAACATCATTGCATTGTCGATGATTTCATCGATATCGTGGGTGTTTGGTTGTTGTTCCTCGGTGGTTTCTGGACCGTCTCCAAAAAGAATGTAATCTGTCGAAGTCCCCAAAACTTGAGCTAATTTCACAATCTTTGTTCCCGTTGGAATGCTAGCGCCGCTTTCCCACTTTGAAATAGTTGAATCAGACTTATAACCTAACATTTTCGCTAATTCAAGCTGACTAATACCCTTGCTAGCTCTCAAACTTTCAATTCTGCTTCCTCTTTGCTTATTCAAATCCATATCTTTCTCCTTGCTGTTTATATTAATATTATATAGTAGACTTTCCTAATTTTCAAGTTGATTTATAAAAAACTTAAAAAAACTTGAAAAAAAATCAACAAAACTGTTGACATTGAATTTAATTCAAGTTATAATACGTTTGTAAGTTAGTTAGAGAGGAGGAACAAAATGACAAAAACAGCTCCAAAGATTACAATCAAAGAACTTCGAGCCCGTCATAATCTGACACAAGCCCAATTCGCCGAAAGCATTGGTACTACAGCTCAAACGGTTAGCGCTTGGGAGAAAAATGCGCTCTCTATTTCTCCTAAGAAAATGGTAACTATCTGTAATAAATACCACATTCGAGCATCCGATTTGTACGGTATTTGATATTTTTTTACAGTAAAACTTGAATTTAATTCAAGTTAAGAATTAAGAAAGGAACAAGCAATGAACGAACTGATTAACGTATCATTAAACGAAAATCATGAGCCGATTGTTTCTGGCAGACAGTTACATAAAGCTCTAGGCGTTAAAACAGCTTACAAAGATTGGTTCCCACGTATGACTGAATATGGTTTTACAGAGGGTGAAGACTTTAGCTCATTTTTGAGCAAAAGTACCGGAGGGCGACCAAGTCAAGATCACATCATTAAGCTAGACATGGCGAAAGAAATCGCAATGATTCAGCGAACAGACAAAGGAAAGGAAGTCCGAACCTACTTCATCCAAGTAGAAAAGGACTTCAATAGTCCAGAAAAAATCATGGCAAGAGCATTGCTCATGGCTGATAAGAAAATCAAGCTCTTGGAAAACGAAAACGAAAACCTCTTGATTGAGTTGGAAGAAGCGACTAAAAACGCCGATTACCTAGACTTGATTTTACAAACCAAGGACGGCTTGACTATCACCCAAATTGCTCAAGATTATGGGATGTCAGCACGCAAGATGAACCAGCTACTAAAGCAAGAGCGAATCCAACGCATTGTCAATGGTCAGTGGGTACTATATGCGAAATATATTGGTAAAGGCTACATCTCAAGCCGAACATTCGACTACGTTGGTAAGGACGGGAAACCCCACAGCAACATGACGACGGTCTGGACACAACTTGGAAGACGTTTTATATACGACAAATTGAAAGCTATCGACATCCTGCCAATCATCGAACAAGAGGATTGAGGATGTCACCTTGGCGGCACTAGTGAGCTAGCGGGGCAGCGATTCAGTTGAAACGTAAGCAATACCATTAGATGATTTGATTTTATAATGACTCCTAAAAAACAAAAAATCAAAAGACCTCGCTAGTTCTCCAGTGTCGTTAAGGCAACAAAAAAGGCTGACCCCTGCCAGAGTCAGACCAATAGAAAATTTAAACTAAAGAGATTGTACCATGAAAAAACAAAAATGGGAACCCACCATAATCAACATTATGGCAGACGGTTCCAGAGTTGATGATCTAACTAAACACACGATACCAGCAGGGCATAGCTACTATGATATCGTGGCAAGCATCTACCAGAAAGGAGCATAGGTCATGGGATATGAAGTATATCCAACGAAACACAGACAGCAACTATACTCAAATGAATAACCACTCAGCCCAAAATGCTGAACTGAGCTTACAAGCTAAAGGCTTGTTGTTGGTGCTGATGTCTAATAAAGACGATTGGAGGCCTTACATTGAGGAGCTTTCCAAGCGTTCGAAAAACGGGAGGGACGCACACCGGACAGCCTTTGAAGAATTAAAAGATGCTGGTTATATCCGCATCTATCGAAAGAGCTTGGGACGTGGGAAAGGTGTTCAGACCTATCCACTTGTCCAAGACATACCGATTACAGATAGTTATTGGAATTATTGGGTTAGTCGGATTGAAAAAGAGTTATCAACAGAAGTTGTGGATAACTAAATTACAACTTACTGACTTTACGTAAGTTGAAAAGTTCAAAAGTTGAACTTTTCGTAAGTTGAAAAATTCAAAAGTTGAAAAGTTCAAAAGTTGAAGAATCCGACACTAATAATAACTAATAAATAATAAAGACTAAGTAATAATAATATGGCGTTGCCACGCACCAACTAATAACAATATGGTGCTACGCACACCAAGCGATAATAACTACTAACTGATAACAATACAGTAATCATAGTTAGAAGAATAAGAGAGGTAAACAAAATGGCTAAATTTGAATATAAAAAAATCCAAACAGTGCTAGGAAATAACTGGCATGTTGTGGTAGACAACGACTGGTTGTTCTACCCATGCGGCAAAAACCTAGAAGAAGTCAAAGCGTTTGCGGAGGCTTACAAAGAAGAAATCGTGGATAAACGCCACAGCGAAGAAAATCTTGGTCTTGCTTTTCATATCTGTGGATACAACGGGGACGCTCAAAACCGCTTACGTGACAAATGGGCTGAGCGTGGTGTCCATGTGTTTTAAAAAGAAAGGAAATAACATCATGAAAAAACTATTTAGCTGGATTTGGTCAAAGAAACAAAATGAAGTAGAAGTCTATGAAGTTCCACAATGGGAATCATACACAGCTAAAGCTGAGCGATTCAACGCTGACCACGGTTTGCCATTAGATCAGCTAGTGGGGTAACTCATGAAGCTACTAAAGAAATTGCTAACCAGAAAGAAACCCAAACAGCAAGAGCCGTTCTTTGAATGGGTTGAAACCCCAGAGGAAAAGCAAGAACGACTCAAGAACAAGTACACAAAATAAAGTCAATCTTTCAGCGTGCAGCCATGGCCCTGCCGTGGAGTGTAACTTATACCCATAATTCCCCAAAAAACTATACTAAATTACTTTTTTCCTAATATTCCCATTTTACAAGTCTAACAAAACATATAAATATTCTGCGGTGGGGCTATGGGTGCACGTTGAAGGCACAAAAAAACACGGGTAAGGGCCCGTGCTTAATAAAAACATCTATACAAGGAGTATACCATGAAAACATCTAAAATTACAACACTTTCAGCAATTGCGTTAGCCACAGCGTTCCTTGGAGGGGCAGTAGTTCACGCTGGTGAAACACAACCAACTAGCAATGTCTATACAGAGGTTGCAGGAAAAATCACAGTGACACCAATTCAGCAAACTGAACAGCTCACTGCAGCAGTTGATAATGCCAAGGCTGCCGGTGTAAATGTCGAAACTGGTAATACAGTTAACAACCTTACTCAAGATCAAGCAGCAAACGCAATGAATGAAAAAGCTAGCGAAATTAATTCGGTAGTTAGCCAATACAACGCTGAAAAACAAGCTTACGCAGACGCTCAAGCTAAATATGACGCTGACAAAGCTAAATACGTTGAAGACAAGGCAGCTTATGAAAAGAACATGGCAGAGGCAGAGGCGAACACCAAGAAAGAAGGTAATCTTTCAGAAGTGGCCGAGCAAGGTTTGGTGTACAACAATGCCAGTGAACCAAACGCCACTCATAAAGTCGTAAAAGGTAACGTGGTTGATGAAAAGGAAGTGCAAGATGCTGCCAAAACTGCGGAAGTAGGGGATAAAGATTATTTGGTTAACACTGTCCTCAATCCAGATAGCGAATTTATCAACGGCGGTACTTACGTAGCCCTAAAAGCTGGTGAAACTACAACAGTTCGCTATGAAGGGCTTGAAAACAGCACTTACAATGGTCAAAAAATTGCTGCCGTAGAGTACGACTACACACCAGACGTTGACACTTACGCAATTCTATACAATGATCCAACAATCACAATCGGTCTCATGAATTTCAGCAAGGCTATTGATGTAGCTACTAATGTTCGATTCTACGACGCTAACAAACAACTTATTGCATTGACCAAAGACGCACTGTTTGGGTTTAATTCCCTAAACCGTGGCAAAGGTGAGCTTTACGATGACAAGATTGAGTATGTTTCAAACGAAGCAGGATTCATCACAATCAATGGTTCAACAATTGTAAACCACGACGGCAATAAAGCCTACGCTGATAGCTCAAACGATGAAAGTGTAATCGGTGAGTGGGACAGCTTCGATAGCCCTAACTTTTACAAGGGTGGCATCGTTGGGCTTACCAAAGATGGAAAAATGAGTTTCCACTTCGGAAATGATGGCCGAGTTTGGCAGTGGTTCGCTATCAACTCAACAATTCCGGTTTCAACACTCCCAATCAAACCAGTTGAACCAGTAGCACCAACTATCAAAGAACCAGCAGCGCCAACTGTTAAGGTCGACAAATACGAAAATGTTTCAGCTACACCAGTTGAAACACCAACAGACGAAACACCAGAGTTTAACGGTGGTGTCGTTCCACTTGACCCACCAACAGTGGACATCCCAGAATTTGAGGGCGGTATCCCTGGTATTCCAGAGGTACGAGAATTGCCAGAGTATACTGAGCCAATCGGTACCGTGCCAAACGACGCTCCAGTTTTGGATAAACCAGAATGGAACGGCGGCACAGTGCCAAATGAAGCGCCTGTACATTACAAACCTGAGTTCCAAGGTGGCATTCCTGGAATCCCAGAGGTGCGAGAATTGCCACCGTTTGAAGGCGGTGTGATTCCGAATGACGCACCTATCCTCGATTTGCCAGAGTTGCACATTCCAGAGGAACCAACATCAGAAAAACCGGTGGAGCCTAAAAAGGTGCCTAACAAGCCCGCAGACGCTCCAAAGACAAAAGAGGTAGAAATTACCGAGGTTGTTTATAAAAACGATTCTGAGCTAAAAGAAGTGGCAAATACACCCGTTTACAGTGGCACTCTTCCACATACTGGTGAAAAAGAAGGCATCGCTAGCACTTTGGGGCTCGTAGTAATTGCAGCAGGTATCACTGCTCTAACTCTTAGATTCAAGAAGTATAACGAAGGTGAGGAAGAATAATCATGAAAGAAAATAACAAACAAGTCGTATTTTACAAGGCTGAAAGAGATGAATTTCTTGGAAGTTACAAAGACAGAGGCACTCTGGCTTTCGAAGCTGGTTTCACCACTGATTTAATCGGTGCTCTATCTGTACCGATTGAGTCGTATGAAGAACAAAAAAACAGTCTTGACAAACTTGCTGATGCATTTGGCTGCGAAGTGCTTAATGTGGAAGTTGAATACAACGTAACTAAACTTGACGGTTCGGACTTCGAACGTACAGAACGTAAAGAAGGTACAAAAGACGACATCGATGAACTTTTGAGAAGATTATTTGATTAATTAATAGCAGCAGTGGTGGGAGGGTAGGCATTAAACATGGAACAAGAAACTTATGAAGTCGAGAACCGTTGGCGGAACAAGTACATGAATTTAGGTCGAGAATTAGGCGAGATCATCAACAGTCAATAAGACAGAATCTTGTCATTGTCTCAAGAAAACAACAAACTCAAAAGGGAGAATTGGAACCTAAAAAAGTCGAAAGGCAGGAAACGGCTCTAAAATCACTTGTAACCGTCCTAAATAATCTAGTGGCACAATTACACTAGAGAAACGGTAAAACGGCAAATAACCCCCAAAATTTGAGAATTAGGGGCATATAAAAGGATATGACATGGAAGAAATGACATTCACAGAGTTGCAGCAAAGAATGCAACTTGAAAAAAAGAAAGAGGGTACAGCCAAGTACGCTTCAAGGCACGTCGAGGATATTTACAACGCCTTTAAAAGTTTGAAATCAAATTGGAGCGTTGTAGTCAACTATGATCTAGTCGAATTTTCTGGCAAGACTTTTATCAAGGCTATTGCGACGGCATCTAACCGAGAGGAGAAAGAGCAAGCAGTAGCGTTCGCAGAATTATCTCCTGTACCGATTTTGAAAACTCGTAACGGAGACTTAAAGCAAATGAATGAACCGCAGTGGGTAGGAGCCGTACAATCATACGCTGGGAAGTACGCCTTGCAAGCACTATTTGCAATCGGTGAGGAAGATGTGGACCACTTCGAAGTGGCAGAGGAGAGTTTGAGACCAAACCAACCTCACAACCCTCAACCGCATCAAAATAAGCAACCGCAAGCACAACCCCAGCAACAAAACAACCCACAACCTAATTTCATTAGCAACGAGCAACATGACATTATCATGCAGCTAATCAACGAATTAGCTCTAATTACCGGGCAAGCAACCGAAACAGTAGCTAATTACTATTTGAAAAAGTACAAACTCAACGTATTCTCTGAATTGCTAGTGCCAGGATTCGACGTGGTAACTCACGACATTCAGACGCAAATCAACAACAGAAAAGGATAAGACATGAAGGACGTAACAAACAATTTTCTTGAAACAATAGAACCGATCTATACGCCGGGAACAATTAATTTTGATTTTGACAAGTTCGATGCAGCTATCCAAGCGGCAGTTAGTGAGTTGTCAGATGAACAACTTGACAGCTTGGAATATAACGAAATCAAGAAAGAAATCACACGCTATAAAGGGCTTTACGACAAGTTGGAAACGAAACGCAAAGATATTGCTAAAGTCTACAAAAACCCCTTGACTGAGTTTGAAGGGGATTTGAATAAGTCATGCGAACCGCTAAAAGGGCTTCTTGATACCTTGCGAGCAAAACGTGACGAAATTGACGAACATCAAGAAATGCTACGAGTTGACCACGTTAGGTCGGTCTTTGAAGAAAAGTGCGAACTTGCTGGACTTGATAAGGATACATTCAAGGACAAATACGCTGAGTTCTCTTTGAAGGGATGCTTCAAATCTAAGAAGATGGAGCTTAAGAAGGAGACAACGGAAAAGATTGACGCTTTGGTTTTGGCTGAGCATGACCGGCTTGAGGAATACAAGGCTAACGTTGCCATGATTGAGGAACAAGCACTTGATTATGAATTGCCATCAGATCCGTACACTAGAGCATCGCAGAACGGCACACCTCTAGTTGAAATCTTGAAGCGAATGAAAAAAGACCGTGATGCAGCCGTTGAGCGCAAACAACAAGCGGAAGCTAAAAAACAAGCAGACGCGGCACGTCTAGCAGAAATTGAAGCAATGGCCCAGCAGTCAGCTAACGAGGAAATTAAAGCAGTCAACGTTGAGACTGGCGAAGTTATCGAAGACACTAAACCAGTCGAAGAAGCGCCTAGCAAGCCCGTCGAGCCGTACAAGGTTAATCTCGCTCTTACGTTCCACGGCGGTGAGAATCAATGGCATCAATTCGCTAAGTTGCTTGATGATAACTTTGTAAATTATGAAATTCTAGGAGAAAATCAATGATTAATTCGACCGTTCTAGTTGGGCGCCTAACCCGTGACCCAGAACTAAAATACACGACCAGTAACATCGCAGTAGCTACATTCAGTCTAGCCGTTAACCGCAACTTCAAGGACGCTAACGGTGAACGTGAAACAGACTTTATCAATTGCGTTATCTGGCGCCAGCAAGCTGAGAATTTGGCTAACTGGGCTAAAAAAGGCGCGTTGATTGGCATTACTGGACGCATTCAGACTCGTAGCTACGAAAATCAGCAAGGTCAACGTGTTTACGTGACTGAGGTTGTCGCTGAAAACTTCCAAATGTTGGAAAGCCGTGCAGCGCGTGAAGGGAGTAACGCAAGTCAAGGCAATACATCGGGAGCATTTGGCGATGACAACGGCTATGCAGGGCCCTATGGTCAGCAAGCACCGCAACAGCAAGGGCCAAACTTTGCAAGGGAGAGCAGCCCATACGGTAATTCAAACCCTATGGACATCAGCGATGATGATTTGCCATTCTGAGGTGCAGAATGAAAATGACTTTAAACATCGAGCCTAAACCTCAAACAAGGCCACGATTTAGCAAGTTTGGAACTTATGAAGACCCTAAAATGAAAGCGTGGAGACGTCAATGCTCTCAACTTATCGAGCAAGAATATGATGGACAATTTTTTGACGGCCCGATTATGGTTGATGTCACTTTCTACATGAAAGCACCTTTGAGCGTATCAAAAAAGCCTACGCCAAAAGCTAGAGCTAAAACGTGGGATACATTCAAGAAATTCATGTCCGAAATGCTTTGGCATGCTAAAATTCCAGACGTTGATAATCTGGTCAAATCGCTCTTTGACAGTATTTCAAAAGCTGGTTACAACAAAGTCGATAAGAAGGGTATCGTCTGGGCGGATGACAGTATCGTTTGCGAGTTGAGAGCTCGCAAGAAGTACAGTCCAAACCCACGCATTGAATTAGAAATTAAGGAGCTTGGATGAACAGTAGATACAAAGACAAGTTAGTCGGTGTATACGCTCCAGGGAATTACGACCACACAAGCGTATTAGGTCAGACGCAAGAGTTTTCGAGATGGTTCTGGGCTAATCACGAGGACATGGAATATATCAGCGTTAAGTTAGGTATCGACGTAAAAAAGCTAAATCGTATACTGACACTAGAGCAGTTACCGGATCAGGAATTACTAACGAGGATGATGGAATTATGCAAGTAAAGGAATATGCGCTATATAAGGGCGAAGAATTACTGGCTATGGGAACCAAGCGTGAAATAGCAGAACAATTAGGTGTGTCAGCTAGCACTATTGGTTACTACGGTACGCCAGTTTACGCTAGACGTACCAGTGACAGCAAGGGAAGGAGATTGGTTGAGTTATGAAATATAAAGTAGTCGTGTACTACGACAACATGGAAGACAGCGTTCACGTTTTTAACGATAAGAACGAAGCTATCAACGAGCTACACCGTCTAAGAGGTGTCAAATATCGCAATTCTAGGATGTACACAGTGGAGATGGAAGAATGCAGTGGGTAGTGAGAGCGGCACGCAACATGGATGATGTGAAAGAGTGCTATTTCACTGACAAAGAAAAAGCACTGGAACGCATGGAAATATTGAAGCGTTTAAGTTTGGCAGTGGATGATGCCACTGTTTGGATGGAGGAAATTGATGATGATGACTAGAAATGAAGCAGTACAGAAGCTATCAAAAGTAGCGCGCATTTCGGTAGCTTATGCCGAGGACTTATATGATTCTTTCTTTGAAAAACCAGTAGTGCCGCAGTATGTGTCGGATTGGTATGAAGAGAATAAGGATGATTTTGATTACAATCTTTGGGATTACCTCACAAGTTGGGAACAGCAAAAAGGTGACGACTTTAAGGAATGGATTAACAACAATAACACATTCCAAACCCTCGTCAACATGCACCAGTTTGGCTACGAGGTAGAAAAAGAAGCTAGGTATACGGTTAGGATTAAAGTCACAAATCAGTATTTATGCAACGATGAAGGCCACCTTCATTTCAGTCCGGGTTTTAGAACCGACTTCACGAAGTCAGGAATCGAATCATTTGGGTTAGGCTGGGTATTCGACTGCCCAGGCGTGGAAGTGAAAGAGGTGGAATAGATGGCTAAATTTGTCGAAGTTGAAACGTGGTATCAAGGACATTCCCATATTGAAATTTTGAATATAGACGACATCGGGCATATAAGTGTCGGGCCAAACCTTGTCTTTTTGAAAACTCCATACGCAGACGGCTCAAACATGACAAGAGTATCGTCTGAAACCATTGAGAAATTAGAAAAACTTTTAGAAGTGGTAGAGGTGGACGATGAAAACGATTAAATTTATTTTGATGGTCGTAGCTGTAGTCTATGCTTGGCGCACGCTGTTTGGAGGGGATGATTAATGGCAAAATCTATCGCAGAATTAATTACTAAAATCAACAAATGGGCTGATGATCGCAATCTTAAGCAAGCAGACCCAAAGATTCAGTGGATGCGTATCACAGAGGAAGCCGGAGAAATTCGAGATGTACTCTTGAAACCGACCAAATTCACCGAGCCGCAAGCAGCACTTAAGGACGCTATCGGTGACACACTGGTGACGATTATCGTACTGGCGCACCAACTAGACCTTGATGTGACTGAATGCCTTGGTATTGCATACGAAGAAATTAAAAATCGGAAAGGAAAGATGATAAATGGAACGTTTGTCAAAGAAGACGACTTATAGAGACCTAAGCGTGGCTACAATTCTGCTAGTGGTTTCCCTAGCCATTAACGTGACCACTGTTCTACGAGTAGTTAACAGACCAGTAGAAGCTATCGTGGTGCACAAGGCCGATAACGCCACTGTACTGCACGGAAAGATTACCGGCAAGGAAATGGTAGGGAAACTCTATACGCTTGATTGTGGGGCGTATGGTAAGTTCCTAGTGAGCAAAGAGCAGTACGATAGCGTGCAGGTCGGGGACGACATCCCGAGCTATTTGAGGGGGCGAGGCCAATGATTCCAAGATATAGAGCGTGGGATAAAATCCATAAAACAATGTACGAAGTTGATGATATTATGTCTATCGATTTCGGAAAAAGCGAAATTTCTGTAAAGACACTCTTTTTCGAACGGACAAATTACTACAAATTCGATGATATCGTTTTAATGCAATCAACTGGACTGACCGACAAGAATGGCAAAGAAATCTTCGAGGGGGATGTAGTCAAAATGGCTAAGAATGTCTATTCTGAGCCAACTTATTACGAAGTTGTAAGACATCGAGGCGGAGCATATCGCCTTGATTCTAAGCAATACGGATGTGAATTGTGGCTACGACATACCGACTGCGAAATTGCAGGAAATATATACAAGAATCCGGAACTATTAGAGGTGAGCTCATGAGCAAAACCTACAAATATTCCGGACTGACAAAAGAGTTGCATTCAAGGTTAGCCAGTGAGCATGCAGCACTTAAAGAGGCACATCTGAGAGATTATAAGCAATTCTTTCAAAAAGTAAGACAATGTGACGAACTGCAAGCACGCATTATATATCAGGCGTTTAATAGCGCAGTCGTTGAACGCCAGAGAATCTCACCTCAAACTGTCGAGAGGTTAGAAGGTATCATTTCTGATGAGCTTTATAACGACCTACAAGCATATCTGTCACAACACTACACAAGGGGCAAAACCACGCGCACAGTGTTAGATAAAGCCAACGCAGGACTGCCAGAGGGGCTGTTTAAACGGTTCCAGGAAGAAGTGGAAGAACTACGCAAGAAACACCCTAATAACTTAAACAACTATATTAGAGACGTTAAGGACTGCGACCAGAAAGATGCTAACAGAACCCAAAACGCCCTCAATCTGTGCTATGCGGAAAAAGCTACACTAACGCCGTTAAAGGCAATCCAAATGGAAGGGTTACTTTCAAGAGAATTATTCAGTGAAATTATTGATTTTGTCTTCAATAACTATGAGTGGAGCGAGAGATTGGACAATGAAGTTGATCGCATCATTCTTAAATATAGAACTAAGGGCAAGGTAGGTCGTAATAAAGCAACGGTCAGGAAAGCTCTTTATACAGCCTACGCATTAGGCGTGTAGCTAGAACGGTTTACGAGGGTTCGACTCCCTTGCTAGCTATTACCAGTAAATAAGAAATTAGAATCGAGGAATCCTTTTTTATTTCATTCACAAATCTAAAGCGTCTTACTGGTGGCGTGATTATTCAAGGCTTATGCCTGCAAGCAGATATAGGTCAGAAATCTCCATAATTCATCCAACTTAATTCTTGTATTATTTCAAAAACGAAAGGGGAATATCCCCGATAATGATTTCTCTATATCTAGGCTGGAATGGTTACTCAAGGGGTTCGATTCCTCTTGCCAGTCATTGTCTGTCAAAACACTAAAAATAAAATGGATATAGGTTTTTAGTGGCTTGGACACTTTTTTAACACTTTTTCGACACGAGCAAGCTGACAGACCTTGCTCAAAACAAACCCAGCAAATTTAAGAAAAAAGGATGTGAAAAAGCCTCTTTCTTATTGATATCGCATTACAAATCAAAAGCCAAAGACCTTGCTGGTGTCTTGGCTAGAAAGGAGGTGATAAAAGGCTTGAGAAACACCCCAAGAATAAACACTCAATCTTTTCAATATAATCTCTTAACGTTTCTTGAGCTATAAACAAAAAAAAGACCGACACGATGGCCGGCACTCTTTGAACACGATACAACTATTATATCACACAAGAGGGGTGTCATGGCAAGTATCAATCTATTTGCGGAAGTAGATAAAACCGCAACTAAAAAGAAAGCTATAAAGGTACTAAGAAGGTATCGCATGCTAACACGGATAGCGGGCTTGGAATACGCCCCTAAAGTGACAGCTTCATTCTCGTTAGAACCCAAGTCATTCGATGGAATGGTTCACAGCCAGACCGAAAGCATGGTAACACGCAAGGTAGCCGCTGAACAAGACTTACAAGCTATTGTTAGAGCTATCAACGCATTATCAGATAGGCGTTACAGTCAGATATTGATAGAGTGTTATTGCAGGAGTAGAAAACAGTACAACATTGAAGTCTATATGGACCTTGGATATTCTGAAAGTGAATACTACCGAATGAGAGAGCAGGCAATTTTGGAGTTTGCGGAGAATTACCGCAATGGCGAATGCCTTGTATTTCTGGGAGATTAAGCCGCAGAAAACACTTGATAAATGTTAGAATTTGAACGTTTATTAGCGATATAATATTAGTATTGATAATTATAGCTAGACAGCTCACTTTGTGGGTTGTCTTTTTTTCAGTGCCAGAAAGGAGTTGATGGAAAATGGGATGACCGAGAAACAAATTAAGTTTGCCGATGAGTACATCATCAGCCTAAACGCTACACAAGCGTACAAGAAGGCTTATCCTAGTATTAAGAAGATAAGGACGGCAGAAGTCAATGGTAGTAAGCTACTAAGAAATACTGAGGTCAAGGCTTATATAGACGAACGACTGGAACAGTTAAAGTCGGAACGTGTTGCCGATCAGCAGGAAGTCATGGAATTTCTCACTGCCGTAATGCGTGGTGAGATTGAAGAACCCTTACTTGTCCTGGATGGTGAGGGTATGCAGCGCATTGCTCAAGCTAAGCCGAATGTTGCCACCCGTCGAGCTGCGGCAGTTGATATCGGTAAACGTTACAGAATGTGGACAGATAAGGTCGAAGCCGATGTAACGCAAGATATCAATATTAATGTTGGTGAATGGAATGACGATTAATCTTGAAATCAATCCAAGCAGGGTGTTTAATCGACACATCTATGAACATTTGTTTGATTATGACACGTTTACTGAGGTACATTACGGCGGAGCGTCTAGCGGTAAGAGTCACGGGGTCTTCCAGAAGATTGTTCTCAAAGCTCTTAAAAAGTGGGATAAACCCCGTAAGATATTGATATTGCGTAAGGTAGGCTCTACGGTTCGTGACTCGGTGTTTGCGGACGTGCAAGCAGCCTTGTCTTACTTTGGTGTGCTTAATCTATGCAAGGTTAACATGAGCGCATTCCGCATTGAGTTACCAAACGGCGCTGAGTTGATTTTCAAAGGGATGGATAACCCAGAGAAAATCAAGTCAATCAAAGGCATTTCGGACGTGGTTATGGAAGAAGCGTCAGAATTTACGCTCGATGATTACACGCAGCTGACGCTTCGCTTGAGGGATAAAGCTCACAAACAGAAGCAAATCTATTTGATGTTTAACCCCGTGTCTAAAGCTAACTGGGTATATAATGCGTTCTTTGTGAAGGATCCTAAGAATACAGTGGTTTACCAAACAACGTATAAGGATAATCGGTTCCTGGACGACTTGACCAAGGAGAATATCGAGGAGTTAGCAAATCGAAATGAAGCCTATTACAAAATCTATGCTTTGGGTGAGTTCGCGACACTCGACAAACTAGTTTTTCCGAAATACGAAAAGAGATTACTTAACAAGGACGAGCTTAAACAGTTGCCGTCCTTTTTTGGTCTGGACTTTGGGTTTACTAACGACCCCACGGCGTTTATGCATGTCAAAATAGACCGAGAGAACAAGCGGCTATATATCTTGGAGGAATACGTCAAGAAGGGGTTGCTTAACAACCAAATAGCAGAAGCTATCACTAGCCTTGGCTATTCAAAAGAGGTGATTATGGCCGACTCGGCAGAGCAGAAATCTATTGCTGAATTGCAAACGCTGGGCTTGCGTAGAGCTGTTCCAGTAGATAAGGGTAAAGGTTCAGTCCTTCAAGGGATTCAGTTCTTGCAGCAATTCGACATCATCGTTGATGAGAGATGTGTTAAGACGATTGAGGAACTTGAGAACTATACATGGCAGAAAGATAAGCACACAAACGAGTACATCAACAAGCCGTGTGATAGCTATAACCACTGTATCGACGCTATTAGATACGCACTTCAAAACCTTATCTTTGTCAAAGATAGACAGGACGTAGATGCTAAGATTAGACGGGTTAACAAATTGTTAAGGAGATAGAATGACGAACACAACACATAGTGCTGACGATATTCTGCATGAAGGGCAGTATATTCCTAGATCGTATCAATTCGAGCGAGATATGGAGCCGACTAGCTTACAGAAACGGGAAGATTTTCTTCGTTTCGCAAAAGAAGCTAACACGCACTTCATGGCTCAGTCAGCAGACGACCTAGTGGACACGTTCCAAGGACGTGAGAAGTTAGAGAAGATGGTAGCTCAGTTCCAAGACGAACAGATTGAGCGCTTGAATATCCTAGAGAGCTATTCAAACGGGAACAACTACACGATTCTAAATGGTCGTAAGCGACTAGAACCAGAGAAGGCTGACTACCGCATTAGGCATGACCTGGGTGGACAGGCTAGTCGTTTCTTTACTGGATACACAGTAGGTCAACCTATTTCAATCGGTGCCACTGACACTAACAGCGATTTAACGGCTATTGACGATTTCAACGCCTATAACGACGTTGAAGCCCTTAATCGTGAGTTAGTCTATGACGCCTCACGCTTCGGACGAGCGTTTGAACTACACTATTATGATGAGTTTGGCAATCCCGCAGTGGTCTTGATTGATGCAAGGGAAATGTTCACTATTCGTAGCGCAGACGTTCGAAAGGATATCATTGCGGCTGTCCATTGTCCAGTGTATGACGGCGAGATGTTTGTCACAGTCTACACTGACAACAAGATTGTTGGTTATGATCCAAACTGGCAGGAAATCGAACGCAAAGAGAACCCGTTCGGGATGGTGCCAGTGGTGGAGTGGCAGAATAACCGTGAGCGTTCTGGAGATTGGGAGAAAGGTATTCCAATCATTGACGCTTACGACGCAGCGGAATCTGACACGGCTAACTATATGTCGGACCTTAATGACGCAATGCTAGTTATCAAAGGGGATGTCGAAAGTACGGGTATGAATGCGTCTGACATCATGAAAATGAAACACGCTAACATGCTGGTGCTTGAGAGTGGTGTTGGGCACAATGGACAACAAACGTCACTAGACGCTGGCTATATCTATAAGCAATACGATGTCAGCGGTGTTGAAGCGTACAAGTCACGTTTGATTAAAGACTTTTTCCGAATCGTTGGATTGCCTAACTTGCAGGACGACTCGACATTCTCAGCTACGTCTGGGATTGCTATCCGCTATAAGCTCGTTGACTTGCAACAGGTTACAGCCGTAAAGCGCGGGTTCTTTGTCAAGGCGCTTAGACGCCGCTATAAGCTACTTGAGTTACTGTCTAACAATCTCAAAGGTATCGAACCAGTGGACGCTGACATGCTGACGTTTACGTTTCATGAGAATTTGCCAACGGACGTATGGGCTGAGATTCAATCAGCTATCAATTCTGGCATGGAAATCTCACAAGAAACACTTATGGAATCAGCTAGCTTCACTGATGCTCGAAAAGAAAAGAGCCGTTTGCTCAAAGAGGGCGGCGCTACTGATTTAGAAGTTAGTCAGATTGTAGGTACTGAGGATGATGACGAATAATGAGCGCTACAATGCTGAGCGAAAAGCACAATCAGACCTAATCAAGCGTGACATAGAGCGTGACAAAGTCTTGAAAGAGCTCTATCAAACGTCTTATAACCGCATGCAGAGCCAAATAAACGGGTTTTACATGCGCTATGCCGACAAGGAAGGGCTGAGTCGTGCCGAAGCTATGAAGCGAGCTAGTGAGTTCGATGTCACTGAGTATAAGGACCGAGCTAGAAAAGCAGTAGTCGAGAAAGATTTTTCACACGGCACAAATCAATGGCTAAGACTGTTTAACTTGAAAATGAAAGTCAGTCGTTTGGAACTACTCAAAGCAGAATTAAGACTTGAGATAGCTAGTCTTATATCAGACGTTAACGAAGTCTTTGATGAAGCTCGTGAGAATGAATACTTAGCTGAGTTTAAGCGTCAAGCGGGTATCTTGGGTAATTCTGCGGTCAATGCAGTAAGTCGCATGAGAGCAATTTTAGACGCTGATTTTTACGGGCAGAATTTTAGTCGCAGAGTTTGGGGCAGAAATGGCCTTCATGCAAGTATGCAGAAGGATGTGTTTAGCTCGTTAGCACGCATCTTCACCGACATGGACGGTTTTAAGCAGGAGCGGCAACGATTAGCTAAGAAATATAACACAAGCCAGTCCAATGCCCAACGGCTACTCAAGACCGAAATAGCTCGCATTAACGCTGATACAGAGTTGATGATGTTGAAAGAAAACAACTTCACACATCTAATCTATGTCGCAGAAAGTGGGGCTTGCGATATTTGTAAGCCCTTAGATAAAAAAGCTATACCGATCAACAAGGCAGAAAAGGGGGTCAACATGTACCCAATGCACCCTAACTGTCGCTGTTCAGCGTATGGACATATCAAAATGGAATATAAAGCTGGCGGCAGCACTCTTGATGAAGAAGCTGTTAACGGCGTTTGGGGTGAATAACCCCTTGTCCAGACCGTGCTGAGGACATTAAAAGCTGCATGAGTTCGTCGAGGTTGGACGTTAAAGCGTAAAGAAAGGAGCCTATCATGGCAGAAAAAGAACTTGAAACAGTTGAGAATCCTCAAGAGGTTGAAGCTAGCCAACCAGGAAAAGAGGAGAAGATGGTGTCAGTCGCTGAAATGCAGCGTAGACTCAAGCAGATGGAAGAAAAACATACTCTTGAAATTGCTGATATGCAAACCGGTATTCAATCTCAAATCGAGGAAGCCGTTGCTAAAGCTAAAATGAGCGAAGAAGAACTTCAAGAGCTGCAACAGAAACAGCGGGATAAAGAATTCGAAGAAGCCCAGAGCACAATCGCAGCACTTCAAGCTCAAATCGCTCAACGTCAAATGCAGGATATCGCTATTAAAGAGCTCGAAGCTCAAGGTGTTCCTGTCAATGAGTCGACGCTTGCTTTCGTTGTAAAAGGCGACGAAGAAGCTACCAAGTTAGCTGTTTCAAACATGGCTAACATCCTAAACTTGCAGAAACGAGAAGAAGCAAAAGCTCTACCACCTCGCACTAGTGGCGGAGAGGAAGGGCGTTCACATCGTGGAAAAGACAAGTTTGATAAAGCCAAAATCACTAATTTCTAATTTAAGAAAGGAGAGCGCATGGCTCAACAGAAATTTAATCCAGACACAGTCCTATTGTCTGATTCTCTTGGGAAAGAGGTCACATCAGAACAAATCACTGATCTATTCACTGACGAACTCGTTAAAACTTCAAAAGTTATTCAGCTTGGCCAAAAAGTTGAAATGGACGGCAAAATGGTCCGCAAAGGAGTTGAAGTTGGTCAATTGACAGACGCTTACTTTGTGGGTGAAGGTCAAAAAATCGGCACTGCAAAAGTACAAACGAAATCTTACGTTCTTGAATCTCGCAAATTGGCGGTTATCTTGCCGGTAACGGAAGAAGTCCTTAACTACACTTGGACTGATTTCTTCGAATCAATCAAGGATAAGATTGTTGACTTGTTTAACAAAAAAATCGACGGGGCAGCATTCCTTGGTTTGTACAACAACCCATTCGGTGCCAACGTCTTGGCGTCTGCTAAACGTGCTCAAAACATCGTATCTGGGGACATCAACCTCAATAACATTTACGATGTGGAAGATAAGTCAGAAAAAGAACCTAACGCATTCGTAGGTCACCGCACTATCAACCGCACACTTCGTGGAATCGTCGACAATGTGAACGGCGGTCAACACATCTTCACTAAACCAGCTAACCCTAACGCAATCGGTGAGCTTGATGGTCTCCCATATTCTCAACTTCAATTGCAAGATGGGCAAACTTACCCAGCAGGTACATTGATCACTGGTAACTTCAATGGTTTGGTTTACGGTATTCCAAACGGTACTAACTTGCGTCTTAAAATCGCAGACCAGGCCACTTTGTCTAAAGTTCAAAACGATGGCACTCTTGATTCTGGTGACGTCCATTTGTTTGAACAAGACATGCAAGCACTTCGTGCAATCTTTGAAATTGCCGTAGCGATTCCAAACGACGAAGCATTTGCAGCGATCCAACCAGTAGGGGTCTAGTCAGGAGGTTTAAATGACCTATAAAGCTAAGATTACATTCCGTGACTTGCAAGATAACGAGTATATCTATCAAGTCGGGGAAGTTTACCCACGAGATGGCTATGAGCCATCTAAAGAGCGTGTGGCAGAAGTTCTTGAAAAAGGCGGTATCGAACAAGTCGAGCCACCAAAAGAGCTTACAGTCAAGGAGCTCAAAGCAAAACTTGATGAAGCTGGTGTCGAGTATGACGCCAAAGCAAAAAAAGCAGATTTAGAAGAACTTCTAAAGGCTGCGGAGGAGGTCTAAAATGAACGATATCCAACTTGAGAAGATTAAGCGTCGGTTGGGTATCGACGTTGAAGACGATCTTGAGGATGAATTGATCGAAGACTTAGTCAACGACGCTGAGAGCTATTTCAAAGCACTAGTCGGAACAACCGAGATTGACAAGAAATATCATTTCATCATCGAAAATGTTGTTTACAAGCTCTATGGTCGTAAGGGTTCAGAAGGTGTCAAAACCGAAAACGTAGACGGCTATTCAGTCACCTACGAAGATTGGGACGACATGTTCAAACCTTACAGAAAGATTTTGGATAAAGATTTCGGCCTAGATGGCTCGTTAGCTCGAAAAGGTAAGGTGAAATTCCTATGAAAACACCGCACCGCATTAAGCTAGTGAAGCAAGGTGTTTCGACTTACAACCCAATCACTGATAAACACGAAGAAAAGGCACAGTCTAGCAAGATTGTGCCTTGTTTGGTTAACTTCATTGACCAACAGCGTGCATTTGAAGCCTATGGGAGTAGGTCCGACGTGGTCATGATATGCCGATTCAGTAAAGAGCAGAAGCCGTTTGACTACGCTCTTTATGGGGGTAAGAAGTATTACCCTATCGAACAGATTGACGCACCGATTAAGGGCGCAATCAGGTTGAAAAGAGGTGAGCTAAATGGCTAATTTCACAATCGAGTGGAGAGGGGACACAGTCCTCGCTGCTGCTTTGAATAAGGCAAGTCAAGGGGTTAGGACACAAGCTCAAACAGCTCTTAAAAACTCAGCTGAGAAAGGCAAGAGCATTTCAAAAGGGCTTGCGCCAGTCGATACTGGTTTCTTGAGAGCCAATATCACCACTAGGCACATGGGCGAAGAATCGCACATCCATTCAGCCGCCTCTTATAGCGGATTTCAAGAGTTTGGAACACGCTATCAGCCCGGTAAGCCGTTTATGCGTCCAATGATGCAACAAATCGAGCCTTATTTCACGGAACAAATCCGAAAAGTAATGGAAGGAGCCTTTAAATGACACCTAACCACGACTTATTCAGAAATCTATTTGTTATTGCTAGTGAGACGCTAGCAACTTACGACTACTTACCCAATTCATCCGCTAGCTATCCTTTCGCTTTCATTGGTGAGAATAGCTCAGCACCTACACTCAATAACGACAATTTTGGAACGATAAGACAAACCGTCCATATCTACGGGACTAGAGTGCAGCGTGCAGAGCTAGACGCCCACTGCCAAGCGTTGGAACAAGCTAGCGAACGAATTAAAGGGTTTGAATACAACTTATTAAAAACTGGTACAGACAAGCAAGCCTTACCGGATAATACAGACGTCCAGCCATTGATCCACATTGTGCTGGATTTTTCA